AGCGTCAGTTGCAGTCCATCAACCGACAGCACCTGCATGTATCCAAGACCCTGAATCGATACGAAGAACTGGCCAGCAACCGATTCTGGCAGAAATTGGGTATTATCTACGAAAACAAGGACGCTCGCGCCAAGAGCCGGAACAAAAAACGAGGCTGTCGTGTAGGTGAACGAATCGATTCCGTTCGTGCCATTCGTACCGTTGGCTCCCGCAGCCCCTTGAGGGCCGGGGATATTCACGACTACCGGCTCGGAGTCGCAAGGCTGGCAGCAGCCGGATGAAGAAACAAGTTGCGACGGCATAATTTTCCTTTCGCAGAACCTCAAGTCCAGCGAGAACTATTGCAAGGCCAAACTATGGCAGAGCAAGCGTCCGAGCATCAACTTATTCAGCACAAGTATGGAATTCGTTCACCGGTCAAGATTCCTGACCTAGAACTTGAACTTTACGCATTCCGAAACCGACTCCAGCCAAACGAGGGTGGATTGGGTACTTTCGAACATTTTCGGAATGCGACGAAAATGCTATGGCCAAAGCTAAGCTGGAATCCGTGGCTGGAAGCTCAGGTCGAAAGCCTCTGCGAGCATGATTACGTCGGTTGGGCTGGATGCGGTGCGAGCGGAAAGACCTTTGGCGCAACGCTTTTCGCAACAGTCTGGTGGCTGTCTAACCCCGCAAAATCGACCGTCGTTCTTACGTCCACAACCGCGAAAATGATCCGCAAGCGTATGTGGGCCAATCTTCAGGATCTTGTTCGAAAATCGCGCGGATTTCCCGGCAACATGGTCGATTCGAAGATGGCGCTTCAGGCCATCAAAGGCGACGACCGTCATTCGATTTCAGCCATTGCCGTCGCCGAAGGCAACACTTCGAAGGCTGTGGCCAACATTCAGGGTATTCACGCCGAGCGAGTGATGGTCATCATCGACGAAGCGACGGATACGCCCGAAGCAGCTTTCGAGGCTTGTACCAACCTTTCCAAGGGTTGCCGCGAGTTCAAGATGTTGGTTATCGGTAATCCGGCATCGAAGTACGACCCACACGGTCGATTCTGCACACCGGCAAAGGGTTGGCGCAGCGTAACGATTGAAGATCAGCATTGGCTGACCGAGCGTGGCATGTGCCGACGATTTGACGGCATGAAGTCGCCCAACATCAGCGAAGGGCGAACGAAGTACCCATACCTTATAACGCATGATCAGGTGTTATCCGCTATGCGACATGAGGGTGAGCAGAGTCCTACATTCTGGAAATACACGCGCGGATTCTGGAGTCCTGACGGCATGGTCAAGACGGTGTTGTCCGAATCACTGATCGAGACGCACACACCTACAAGAAAGTTGGTGTTTACTACGAATATTCAGTCGGTAGCCGGTCTTGACCCAGGATTTGGCGGCGACAGATGCGTTCTCCGCTTTGCCAAGGTTGGCACCGCTAACGATAAAATTAGCATACTTTTTGGCGATGTGGTTCAGATATCTCCAAATGCACAACTAACTGAGCCTGTTCACTACCAAATAGCCAATCGGGTCAAAGAGGAGTGCGGCAAGCGGGGCGTGTCGCCCGACAAGTTCGCTCTCGATTCAAGCGGTGAAGGTGGCGGTCTTGCGGACATTCTGACTCGCGAATGGGGTATTGTTCATCGCGTTGAGTTCGGCGGCTCTCCATCGGCCATTCCGGTCAGCGACGAGGATAGTCGGCCATGCAATGAGGCATACGACCGCAAAGTGACGGAACTTTGGTTCTCGATGCGTAAATGGGTTGTCGAGGAGCGAGTTGGTGGAATGGACATCGAGACGCTGCAAGAGTTCTGCGCGCGCATGTTCGACGATTCCAAGCGGAAGATATCCGTCGAATCGAAGACTGTGATGAAGCAGCGAACCGGCAAATCGCCTGACTTGGCCGACGCAGCTACAGTCTTGCTTGATCTAGTTCGAAAAACCGCTGTCCTCGAACCGCGAGCAACCAGAATGGACAAAGTCTGGGAAAAGCTCGTTCGGGACGCCGATTCAATCTACCACGACGAATCAATCGAAGAATGAGCAAAGCTACCGGATACAGGGTTCTCAACGAACACATGGTCATCCCCGGCGGATGGCATTACCGAGTTCCTGAGACTGGCATTGAAATCATGGGCGGATCATGGCCGCAGCTCCATGAGTTCGTCCGCAACCATTACACGGCGAACGCGATTCCAATTCCAAGCAACCTCGACACTTTAATCACCGAATATGCGTGTCGTAACGGTGCCGACTGCGCTTACAACGAGGTTGAACTTCCAAAACCCGAAGGTCGAAAGTCACTCCAGATCGGAGATGTCATCCGATTCAGCATGAGTTTGCTTCATGGCCTGACTGTTGGCGGCGGAAAAGTCGATCAGGCGGAGGCAAATCGACGCGCCAGCATCTGCTCAGGCTGTCGCTTCAATCGCAAACCACTTGGATGCACCGGATGCAACGCTCGCGTCCTCAAGGAGGCTGTAAAAACCTTCTCGCAGCACGGCAATACGCCGTATGACGAGCAGGTTCAGAGCTGTGAATTTTGTGGTTGCTTTATCAGAAGCATGGTGTGGTTTCCCATTGAAACACTCCATAAATTTACGGACGCTACAGAGAACGAAAACCTTCCGGCTCACTGCTGGAAAAAACGACCATGTACGGAAACCTAGCCCAACTGCCGCTTGAAACCATCAACGAAAACGGCAAAGCGCCTGAAACGCGCATAGCCGATGCGGCATCAGCTCGCGAAATTTTCCAGAAGCTGATCATGGCCGATCAGTTGCGGAACGTGACGCGCGCCAAGTTGCGCGGTCTTGTTGATGGTAACCCTCCGTACAATCCTGCCGAACTGCGTCGTAACAACCAAGCGTTCCGAACCAATGTGAACTTCCGTGAATCGGAAGCGTTCCTCACGTTGGCCATGTCTGCCTTCTACGATGTGTTCGCCGAGGTTCCGACCTACGCCAACATTCGCACCGCTTACGGCAACGACATGGATAAGCGGGAGGAGTGGTCGAAGATCATTACCGAGGAATTCGACCGTCTCCAGAAGATGGACAAAGACTTCGACTACCTCATGCAGCTCTCGCAGCGTGAGATGGTCCTTATTGGCGATGGCCCGTTGATTTTCGAAGACAGCACCGATTGGCGGTGTAAGGCTATCATGGCGACGGATCTTCTCGTTCCAGATGGAACCAAGTCGAACGTCAGCGACTGGAAAGTGGCTGCTGTCCGAACCCGCATGGGTGTCGATGATCTTTTCGAGAAGATTCAAGACGAGGAAGCCGCTCGCGCCGCCGGTTGGAACGTGGATTACGTTCGCCAGCGTATTCGCGCTGCGATGCCCGAGCCGTATCGCTCCGGCGTCCAATACGATTGGGAGTTCTTCCAGCGTCAGCTTCGCTCGAACGACATCACGTTCTCGGCTCGCTCCGAAGTGGTCTTGATGTGCCACATCTTCTACAAGGAGTTCGATGGTCAGATCAGCCATGTCATCATCGATGAGCGTGACAGCGAGGACTTCATGTACAAGAAGCTGCGACGCTTCAGCCGGTGGGAACAGGTTATCCATCCGATGTACTACGACCGTGGCGATGGCGAGCATCACGGCGTCAAAGGCTTGGGCATCAAGATGCTCCAGGCGATGGAACTGAAGAATCGTCTGCGTTGCTCGATGGTTGATAGCGCATTCGCTCGCACCCAGATTCTCTTCCGCCCTCTCAACCCGAACGCTCTGAGCAAGACGAGCGTCGTTCAGCAAGGACCGTATGCCATTCTCCCGCCCGACTACGAAGTCATTCAGCAAAACATTGCTGGCGTTCTGGACGCTCCTATGGCGGTCAACGCGGACCTTGAGAATGTTCTTCAAGGCAACCTCTCTCAGTATCGCCAATCGCTCAACAAGCCGTCGGGCAATCCTCGTACTGCCACCGAAGTCCAAGCCATCGTGGCACAGCAGTCAGCAATCGGTAAGACGCAGTTGAGCCGGTATTACAACCAGTTGGATTCTTTCTTCGAGGAGCGGTACAACCGCGCCTCAAACCCCAATCTGAACCCGATTACAAAGTCGGACAAAGACGCCATCGAATTCCAACGTCGATGCAAGGAGCGTGGTGTTCCTGTTCAGGCGATGATAGACATCGATTACGTTGAGGCGACTCGCACGGTCGGCCAAGGTTCTCAATTCGCGAAGCAGCAGCTTCTCGGGACTTTGCTCGGTCTTGCCGGTTCTCTTCCCGAAGGCGGAAAAGTCAACCTGCTCAAGGACTACATCGCCGCTCAGGTTGGCCAACAAATGGTGGATCGTTATCTGCCTACTCAGATGCAGTCTGCTCGCGTTCAAGATCAGGCCGCTCTTGCCGTGCTGGAGCATTCCTCGCTGCGCCAAGGCAACATGGCAATCGTCACCGATACGCAGAACCACATCGTTCACATCGACACGCATCTTGCTGCCGCGAACGAGGCTGCTGCATCGCTTCAACAGGGTGGAAATCCGCAGGAGATTGTCCTCTTCCTCCAAGGCATCGGTCAGCACGTTCAGCAGCACTTGCAGCGCCTGTCCACCGATCCTTCACGCCGTCCGCAGGTCGAGGCTTACACGCAGCAGCTCCAGATGCTTAGCCAGACCATCGAGCAGCTTGGCCAGTTGATTCAGGAACAGGCTCAGGCAATGGCGCAGCAACAGCAGGCAATGGCGATTCAGCAGGGTGTCGATCCGAAGACCGCTGTTCTCAACGCTGAAGTTCAGGCAAAAATCGCTCGCCAGAATGCCGAGGTTATGGCCAACATCCAGCGTCAGAACACGAAGGCGATGGCAGACCTGTCGCGCCGGAATGCGAAGACCACCGCTGATATTCAGCGAGCGAATGCAACTGCCGAGTCTAACTTGGCGCGTCAGGGATGAAAAACATACACTTCGTTCACGGTCTTCACGACGACGGATTCAACATCTGCGAACGCATCGCAATCGCTTCAGCATGGATGAACAATCCTGACTGGAGCGTTTTTCTTTGGACTCCACAAGAGCCTACCGGCGAGCAGTGGGAAAAGCTCAAATCGAAGGTTCCGGTTCGCTTGATGCCAATCGGAAATCCGAAAACATGGAACGGTAACAACATCCCGCAGCATCAGCATCGCGCAGACCTGATTCGGCACACCGTTCTGTACGCAATGGGCGGCGTCTACGCTGACACGGACACCATCACGGTTGCTCCGTTTCCAGAAGACTGGCTAAACCATGACACTGTAATCGGTCGTGAATTCTGCGGGGACGAGCCGACCATTGGCCTTTGCAACGCAATCATGTTCTCGCAGATGCACAGCCGGTTCCAATGGAAGTGGCTTCAGAAGTGGCAGGAGTTTGACGGGGGAGGGTGGAACGAGATTTCTGTCCAGTATCCGTGGAAACTGCACAAAGAAAATCCGGGGTTAGCCAAGGCTGTTGATTTTGAAATGCTTGGGTTCATGCATTGCGGCTCACATAGGTATTGGGATGGAATCCACTCTCTGGATGGCTGTTCCATTGCCCACTTGTGGCGCACCTACCATGACCAAAAAATGCGCGCACTCACTGAAGCGGAGATTCTAAAACGCGAAAACACTTACTGTCTGCATGCTTCAAAATATCTTTGATCGAATCTACCTGACAGACGAGTGGAATGGAGGATCTGGCCCAGGTTCTCAGCCACAAAACACCGCAAAATACGTCAAGTTTCTCAACTCGTTCATCCGAGAAAACAAGATCAAGTCGATCTTGGATGTCGGCTGCGGAGACTGGCAGTTGATGTCGATGATTGATCTGTCTGGGGTTCGCTACAAGGGCATCGATGTCAGTCCGGTTGCGACGGCATTCGCGAAATCAAAAGCTCCGCTTGGAACCGACATCAGCACCGATAGCATCGAAGACATTCAAGAATCGTTCGACCTCGTTCACATCAAGGATGTCTTGCAGCATCTTGAGTTTTCAGAGTGCCGAAGGATTCTCGAAATCATCTCCACTCGTCACAAGTCGGCATTGATCGTAAACGAACATCCCGGTGCATCGAACGACATTCAAAACGGTCAGTTCAGGCCGCTGAGCATTACCGCAGAGCCTTTGTGTTGGCCACGGTCCACGGTCATCAAGGTGTTCACGAATCCTCTTTTCAGAAAGTCAGTCACCTATATCCACTCAAAATGAGCAGCCAATACGATGCGCTTAGAAATTTTGTCGCCGACCAATTTCCGAAAATGGGCGGTTGGTGCGACGTTGAAAAAGGATTTCAAATCGGAAAGCTGGTCATCGACAGCAAGCCGCAACGAATCGCTGAAGTTGGAGTCTTCGAAGGCAAATCCACATTAGCACTGGCCTACGCCTGCAAGCTCAATGAAAGCGGCTCCGTCTACGCTATTGATTCTTGGAAGAAAGAGGACTGCATCGACGACGAGAACAGCGGCAATCAAGAGTGGTGGTCGAAAATCAATCTTGAAGGCCACTACGAGGCTTTCGTTGGCCACTGTGTTCGCGCGCAGCTTGTGAAACACATCCAATTCTGCCGCATGTCCTCATGGGATGCGTCGCGATTCCTGCCCGACATGGACATGGTTCACATCGACGCCAATCACGCCGAATGGCCGTCTACGAGCGATGTCGTCAACTGGCTTCCGAAGCTCAAGGTTGGCGGTTACATCGTGATGGACGATGTGAATTGGGAATCGACGCAGACTGCGATTCGATTTGTGGAAAAATACTGCACCCTGATTCAGCGGTATGACCTCAAAGAAAGCGTATTTTCAATTTATCAAAAGACCAAAAAATGATTCCAATTGTCATCACCCAGCGCGGCTCTAAACGCATCGATTTTGTAAAAGAAAGCCTCAAGAAAGCTGGAATTGAAAAGTTCAAGTTCTTCCACGGTCTGAACGGTGCAAAGTCTGGGCTTAAGGCAACGATTCCGTACATCGAAGATGATCCGATAAATCCCTACTACATCTGCGCCAAGCACATCGGATGCACCATGTCGCACATCATGCTCTGGAGTGCGCTTGAGATGTCCGAAGGTGAGAACTACTGGTTGGTTCTTGAGGACGACGTTGTTTTCCGAGATGGGTGGAAAGAGGCAATCGAGCTTGCGCTGAAGGAGGCTCCAAAAGATTGGGACATGATTTTTGCCGGATCATGCTGCTCCGCCGGTCGTGTTGAGGAAAAAGTTGGCCACAACTTGTATCGCTGCCATCCGCTTTGCACTCACGCCTATCTTGTTCGACGGAAAGCGTTGAAGCCACTTCTTGAAACTACTGTCGAAATTTCGGCGCACATTGATTTGCTTATCTACTTCAAAACGAGGCATCTTTTGAACTCTTACTCCATCCTCCCAAGGGTGGCCGACCAGTTCGAAACTGAGATTCCAGATTGATTGGCGAATTCAAAATGAAAGACATCATCCGAGAGCTGTCTCTTAAAGCACTCAAGCGATTTGCAAATGGCGGTGATGGCCAAGCGGATCTTCTGAATGAAATTGAAGATCTGAAACGAACGCTTGAGATTCGAACCAAAGAACATGAGGAGCATTTGACCGAGGTCCGCGAGGAACGCGATCATTGGCTTTCTCTCTACGACGAAATCAAATTCGCAGCAGAATTCCTAATGAGCTACGCAAAAAATGACGTTCCCAAGTTGGCCGAACAGGTTGACTGGGAGGTAGGCAAAATTGTCCTGCCTGAAGAAACTGGAACCTATTACTTCAATCCGGCGATTACGCAAGATCCTGACGGAAAGATCCTGCTCTTTGCGCGTCGTTGTCGAAACAAGCGAGAGAAAGATGAGGATGCCTATGTTGAGAAGAACGACATTGTCATCTTCGAACTCAGCCAGAACCTGCGAGCCACCAAGAAAGCACTCGCAACGCTGGTTTCGCATTATCCGAATGAGCAGTTCGAAGACCCGCGTGTCGTTAAGTTCGGCGACAAGTATGGACTAAGCTGCTGCACGTTCGTCCCATTCAAGTCGTACGCGCACCAGGGGATGTTCCTGCTCGATAAGCAGTTCCTAAACGTCGGTCGTTTCGATCCGATCTACGGCAACAACTACGCGCAGGCCATGATCAATGATGGCCATGAGAAGAACTGGCTCTACTTCGTTCACGACAACGCGCCACACATGGTGTATTCGGCCAATCCTCATGTCGTAGTGCGCCTTAATGGGCGTCTTGAGAAGGAAGCTGAATACGTTACCGACGAGTTCAACCCTCTTTGGAAGTTTGGAGAGGTCCGAGGCGGTTCAAACCCAATCTACGTTGACGGTCTGTACTGGACCTTCTTCCACAGCTCTTTGCCGTGGATAAACAAGAAACGTCGCTACTACATGGGCGCATACGCATTCGAGGCAAAGCCTCCATTTCGCATCGCTCGGATGACGACTTTGCCGATCCTGACCGGAACAAATCAGCAAGACTGGTGGCCGGGGCTTCCGGCGGTCGTCTTCCCGTGTGGCGCATTCTACGACAGCGCGAAGAATCAATTCGTCGTCTCGTACGGCATCAACGATGTTGATTGCGGCTACATCAAGCTGCCTCTCGTTGACATGCTTGAGATTACGAAGGTCATTCGACCGAAGCGCGATGTCGTCAACAAGGAGAACCCAATAAAACTCGACGAGGTTCTCGATCCGATTCCCCAAAGGCACAAACTGAAACGAAACAAGAAAACAAAGTATGATCAACTGGCTAAGAGGCTCGAAGAAGGAGAATCCGAAGAACCTGCTGGAGCTGCCTGACATCAATCTGTCCGACTGGCAGACCGATGGCCAACAGGCTGAACTCGCTCAAATTCTGCAAAATCCGATTCTTCGCATGGCATTACGCATCGTTGCCGAATCAATGCCGGTTCCAATGCCGTCACATGGCAGTAAGGAATCGGACATTATTTTCGCTGCCGGTGTAACCGCTGGCTACGCGCATTGTCTTGAAAACCTTCGTAAATTGGCGGTAATTGAAACAGCGAAAGAACCAGAAGCGACATTCGATAAGCAATACTAACAAATTATGGAAGAACCACTGAACTCACCTCTCACCAACAACGGAACAACCCCCGACTTCGGCAGCTCGTTCATCGACGCTTTCAAGGCAAGTGGCATTGATGACGCCGCATTGGCTGATGAGTCGGCCAATTCTGCCTCGCAGGTTACGGAAGAGCCGAAGGCTAAAACTCAGAAGCCAGCCTCAAAGTCCGCAGACGCCTCCAAGCTCAGCAAGGCTGAGATGGATATCGAGCGGATGTTCGGTACGAAAAAGCAGCAGGCTGAGGCTCCGACTTCTACGGACGCTGATTCCGATATTCCCGAGACGATCAAGTCCACGAAAGCCGCTGATGCTTTCCGCAAGATCAAGGAAGAGAAGGCTTTGCTGGCCAAGCAGTTGGATGAGCTGAAGTCTGGAAAGACTGCCAATCCGAACTACGAAGCGCAGCTCAAGACATTGCAGGAAGAGCGTGATGCGCTTTCCGAGCGTGTTCGCATCCTCGATGTCGAGCGTCACCCTGAGTTCGTCAAGAAGTACGAAGGCAAGATTAGCGGCGTCTTTGATTCCGTGAAGAACCTTGTTGGAACTGACGGGGAGCGACTTGTTGATTTGCTCAAGTCGCCCGAGAGCGATTATCGCAACTCGCAGATTGATGACATTGTCGAAGGTCTTTCACCGTCCAAGAAGGCAAAGCTCGGTGCGCTGATTGTGAAGTACGAAGAAATCAATGGCGAACGCGCGTCAGAGATTTCCGAGGCGAAAGCTGATTACGACGCCATCATCTCGAAGTACCAGCAAGACAACGAGGAGGGTACTAAGGCTGCGTTAGAGTCGGCCACCAAGACCTGGGCTAAGGTGAGCGAGAATGCTCGCGCGCTTGAAATCTTTGAACCGCGCGAAGGAGATGAGGAATGGAACACCGAGTTGAATGGCCGACTGAGTCTCGCCCAGCAGATCTTCAACGGCGAGAACAGTGAAGAAGACCTCGCCAAGGCGGCTCTGTGGGCCGCTGCCGCGCCAAAGTACCGCGAACTGCTCTATGCTCAGGTCGAGGTGAACAAACGCCTGCAAGCTGAACTCTCAAAGTATCGCGGAAGCGAGCCTGGAGTTACCTCGAAAGCGACATCTGGAGGTTCCAGGCCTGCCAGCACAAACGCCGCGAAGAGCGAAGACTTTGTCGCCAGTGTGATGAAGTCGCTCGGACGCTAAAACAATTATCCCCCGATGGTTCTCGTTACCACCGGGGGATTTTCGTTTAAATCACTTATCTACGGTAAGGACCGCTTCCGCTCGGAACCGGCTTTGCAACCGGTTTAATCGGAGGCTTCGGCGGAGGAGACTGCTTGTAAGGTCCGCTGCCGCCAACCTTAACAGACGGCGAACCTTTGTATGGTGCGTTATTGCTCATAATTTTGCCTTTTTCCGCATCCTATGCTGATAACCGATCTTCTGAAAGCTGGTTTTTTCGCGCTTGAATCGAGCTTTCTCCGCGCTGCTCATCTCCATTGTCGTCTTTGGAGTCTTCTCGCTCACACGCTTTGTTGGCCTACAAGCGGGATATCCAGCGCGCTCTTCTCCCTCCTGACGACCGCACGGCTTGCCGGTCTTGATGTCCACCCACTTCTCGGCGAACCAGCGTCCAAGACCGCCTCTGACTTTCTTATCTGACATCGGCAACCTTGTATTTGCCGCCGCGCTTCTTGTACTCACGAACGAGCCAAGCGTTGGCGTATGCTGATGGATAAACGTCGAACTTCGCTTTGGCGGCGGACTTCATCTTGCTGTAGAGCGAAGTGTTGGTTGGGACGTTCTTTTTCATTCCTTCGGCAATGCGTACCAACCCTCATGTATCGTAATCCGGTTCTGACTACGCACCGATTTGCCGCTCGCGTCAACGACCCAAACCTTAGCCTTAACGTCCTCAGCGAGGCGTACAGGCTCACCGTGGGGGACGTAAATCACTCGGCTCGCGCAGCTCACGCTCATGCTCGCGCACACGATCAAGAAGAGAACGCTTAAGATCAGGTTGTTTCTTGGCGTCTTCATTTGTTGTGTCTTTGGTCGTCAGCGCATGAAGCCAGATGACCAGCTTCATAACGAGGTCGGCCAGGAAGTTCATTCCGTCTGTTTGGCGGCTGATTGCTTGTTCTTCCACATAGACCAAGCGACGCCAGAAATGCTGACAGCAGCACCGGCCAATTCAGCAACCTGATCGGCGCTGGCCAACCCTTTAGCAACGATGAATCCACCGGCAGCGGTCAGGATATGGCGGAGAAGGGAGGAGATATTAGCGTTCATTTGTCGTTTTTGAGTTTGCGATAAAGTTCGACTGCTTTGACGGCGCAAGTTAGAAGCGCAGCAAACGCGCCAAGTGCCAATGACGCAGTCTTGAGATGAGGATCGGAGAATACCGCGTTCCCCAAAATGCCGATGGCCGGACCACCGACGCCTATTGAGATATCTCGAATGAAAGCGTGGTGGTCCGTCATCGTGGTGGTTAGTTAGCGAGCGAAGCCTGAGCCTTGGCGGCGTCGAGGATCAGATCGTAGAGAGGAAGTCCGGCTTTCACATTGTTGATGTTGCCAGCCTTCATTGCGATTTCCACGAGTTGCAGCAGGGTGTTCGCTTGTTCGACGGTCAGTTCAATTTTAATCATGCCGCCGGAGCATCCGAAACAACCGGCTGTTCGTCAACAGCGGCGACAGGAGTTTCCGCATTGACGAGCGGCGGCTCCACCTGAGGCAGCATCGGAGGAACGATCATCACCGGCGGCAACCACGGCAGCGGAGGAGCGATGACCGGAGGGTTGATCTGGTTCTCGATTTGCGCGGTGACATTGGCTTCGATGGCGGTCTTATCGACGCCATTGGCGTAGCACCAGCCGAGGACTTGAGCTTCGGTCAGATCCTCGTATGGCGTGAACGAACCGCTCGGCGGAGCGAACGAGCATGAGCCGTAGCAAGTTCCGCTGAACGATTCCTGCGAGCCGTTGCAACGCCAGTCGGCGGTGATGACGACATCGGTGAGAGTGCCTTCGACTTTGCGGACGAGAAGGCGTTCGATGATCCAAGAGAGGGTAATCATGGGATATTAGGCGAGGGTCAGGTTGGCAACACGGGTAACACCATCGGAGCCGCGATAAGAGAAGCGGAGGTTGGTGTTGCTGGTGGCGTTGACGGTAAGCTGGCCGTTGGTGGTCAGCGTTGCGGGGGTGTTTGAAGACAACAGAATCAGATTCCCGCTCGCATCGAGGGTCATTGCTGCCGTCGCGAATGTGGTAATCGGATTGTTCGCGGTTCCTGAAGCCGCAACAAACCATTGGTGAACGCCAGTCTGTAAATTGTAGTAAGTAGCTGGTCCGGTTCCCTTGTACTCCCAACGCGCATCGGTGTTGTCGAAGTAAGCGTTGTGGGTAATACCTCCGCTGAAAACGCCTAATCCGCCAGATACAATATCAATAGCTCTTACGCTAGATGTCCACGCACTCGGGGTAACGGCTATGCCCACGTTGCCCGCGGAGTCGATCAATAAACGAGTAGCAACAGCCGTTTCATCTCCGATCAAAAACTGACCGGATGTGTTGGATGCTACAACGTATCTTCGACCTGAACCACCGTTGGAGTTGAGCTGAAGTTGAGCAGAATTGCCGTTGGAGGCTTGAACGAAAACCATTCCGTATCCGCTCGCGCCTTCAACCTGAATGCGTCCATCCGTGGTTCCACGAGCGTGGATGTTGAACGTAGGACTAACCCCCACGCCCAGCCCCGTGGAGTTCAGGCGCATGGCTTCGGAGCTGTTGATAATCCAGCTCAAATTCTCAGACGCAGGGTTTCCCATTCCACAGTTCTGATACCAGAAACCGTACATTGGAACAGTCGAAGAGAATCCGGTTGAAACAGGAGTTTGAATGTAAGCTGAAGCAACTGGAGCAGTAGGATCAGTGGTCCTAAGAAACAACGCACCAGCACCGGCGGCTCCACGAACATCAAGCGGAAGAATTGGACTCGCCGTGCCAATGCCGACACCAGTAGTGGTCGTAGTAAGACGAGTCGTCCGCACCGTCAGATCGCCGGTGATGGTGGCGGAGCCAGCGGTGACGAGTCCGGCAACGGTCAGCGCATCGGTGGTCTTATTGTAAACCAGACCGGCATCGCCTGCCAGATTTGTTCCGCCATCATTGAAGATGACCTGAGTCGTCGCGCCGGGAAGGGCGACACCACCGCCAAGAGCGGTGTATATCTCCGTGAAGTTCTGGTTGGTATAATCGAACGAAGTGCGAAGCGGAGTTCCCGTTCCGTCGTTCGGAGCTGTTCCGATATTGATCGTTTGCTTTGCCATGTGGGTGTATCCTAAAAGGTTTGTTAATGGTTAGATAAATTCGGTCATGTCCGCCGTGATGATCGTACTGTCCGCCGTAATCACGGTGTTATCAGCGGTAATATCCGCCGTTCCACCAAGAATCGACGCCTCCCAAAGTAGGCCAATCTCCAGCAGAATGCGTTCGCGCGGACTCTTGCATGAAGCTCCTTGAGCCTCCGCAATCAATTCAGCCGCTTCAGTGCAGGAGATGATAGGCATGAGATTTTAGAACGGATGCGAAGTGATGTACCAAGCCGTCCCGTCCGATATGATGGTAATGGAATTCCACTGCGGGGACAGCACATGAGTCAGCGCGCCATCAATCGTCTCAGACGCATAGGCATCAACCGTAACCGTGTTCGCGCCGCTATTGATGCGCTTGAACACATAGATGCGGCCAGGAACCAACGCAACCGGAGGAAGCGTCAGCGTAATCGAACCTCCAGCGGCATTGCAGACAAGCAGATAATCACCGCTCACCACATTGCCAGTTGCGCTAACGCTCCGATACGCGCCGCGCGTCGCACCGCCGCCAGCCAGATACGTCGCGATGCGATTCTCAAGGGCCAGCTTGGCCAACTCTACCTCACGGGGCGAGCGACATCCCAGCGACGCCGCCTCATTGATCAGCGTCTCCGCCTCGTCGCATGTGATGTTTGGCATATCGGTTTATAATTTAAGCCATCGGGCCGCGTCCGCGCTGCATCACCTCAGCGATGAAACCGCCGCCGCCAGGAGTAGATTCCTCCATCTCCTCGCCCTCCTCATACTCCTCCTCGCCTCTCTCGGCCATCTTCTTACCCTTAGACTTCTTCTCGTAACCGGGTATGGCCATGCCATCAATCTCGATGACCTCCGCCTTTCCGTTCTTACCAAGAACGATAGTCGCCATCGTCTGGAAAGCCTCGCCTTCCTTCAAGTTCTCGGGGATTTCGACGCCTTTGGGAATGGTAAATACCGGCATGAAGCGAGCATCAGACTCATGGCATGTATGTCAATCAAAAACCCCCCACCAGCCTTTCGGGCCGATGAGGGGCTGCTCCAACAACGGAGCTGTGAGACAAACAACCTATGAGATAATCCGGTGGCCACAATCGCCGAAAAGAAAAAACCCGCAAGCATTTTCACGCCTGCGGGTCTTTTGAATGCTTAGCGTCAGATGATCCGCGAAGCGTGAGCGTTTGCAGCGTTAGCTGCAAATGATCTGGGTCAAAGCTCCGGTGCAACGACGGAAGATGATGGTCATGCCCTGGTTGGTGAAAACAGGCTCAGAAGCGTGAATGAACTCAGCGTAATGCTGACCCTTCTTCTCCAACGGATCTTCGCAGTCCGTATTGAACTTGTAGGCACCCGTCACCCACTGCCACTCGCCCATGTAGTTGGTCGGCATCCAGCTCAAATCACCAACACGGTTCACAGGACGCACGATGTGCGACTTGAACACATACGGGGTGACGATGAACGCAGCCTCGAACGGGGCGGTCGTCCAGCTCGAGTTGACGCTGAACACCGTACCCTTGGTGCCACTGGAGCTGGTAAACGGCTGAACCAACGTGTACTTGCCGCCAGCGTAGGTGAAGCGGGGCGGGAACAGATTCGGAACGTGCCGGAAGTTCTTAATCACCCGATTCGCGCCAATGCGCTTAAGCAACTCAGCGCCGCTGCCGCTGCCCATATCAGCCTGACGCAGATCCTCACGGAACGCGGGGTTGTTCTGAGCGATGCGCTGCGAAGCCTCCAGACCGATGTAGAGCGGGAACACCGGGCCGTCGCTGCTGTAGCTGATGAAGCCAGAGCTATCAGGATTGGTAGCGCCGTTGCGGATCAGCGTGGCGGCGGCGACATCGAGCATCTCCTGAGTCAGCTCGGAGGTGGACTGATTGAGCGCCTGACCAGCGGAGCCGGTCTGAATCCAGGGGAACTCATTCACGCCAGACGGAATCGTCTCAACCTGAGTGAAGGACGAGTCGGCCACAGCCTTGATGGCGAACTTGGCGAAGGTGTTCTGGTAACGAGTCTCCCAAGAACGCTGCGCGCGGATCGAGAGCTTCTCCAAGTACACGCGCAAGAACGCCTCGACGCGATGGTCGAAGGTCAAATCGTCCTTACACAGGAGCGGACCTTTGAGGGCGAAACGCTCAGGACTCCAGGTGACGGCATTAAAACCGACCGGAACGTCATTGTAGGTGACATCGCAAGCGCCACCGTTCTCGCCGCTGGCGAGCGTGATGGCCGACCACTCCTCAGCCGCAGTCGGCTCGATGCTGGTCGTGTTGTACGAGGTCTGGGTCAGACCAGTACCCTGAGGATACTCGCCGCGCTCAATCATGTTGAGCCACATCGAGCGGTACGAGGCGCGTTTATAGACGTCCTGCGCGAGCGACTCAGTAGCCACTGCGAAGGCGTTGAAGACATTAGGACAAGACATGAGATTATGAAATTAAACCGACGTTATCTGCGTTATGGTTGGCCATCTATCCACCACACGGTGGCTGATTATCCAACCTACTACATGCGGAGTGTCATTGCCGCTTAGACGGTTTTGCGATGGCTGACCAAGCCTCCGCATTGCTTAAGGTCGTTACGCGCACTGACGCACAAGGGCGACTAAAGTGTCAATCACAATTAGTAATTGGCCTCAAACTCATCGGTCAGCTCCGACTGCTCCGCCATGTAGCTCTTGTATCCACAAAGTAGGCCAAGTTTGTGGGGTTGGATAATATGCTCCTTCGCGATGACTCCACGGAATGTGTACGGACCTGGGAAGGTTCCTGTCATCAGAGCGTAGAAGTCCACTCCGTCGGTTTTCGATCCTTTGCGCGCATCGACCAATAGCTTTCCATTGTCGTACTTGGTCGTTTTCACATCGACGCGAAATCCCGGTGGTGGCGGGACAAGCGCGTCATAGAGCGGATGCGGAGGATTACGATCCGTATCCAAATCAGGATAAACATTGAACAGCTTGCAGAAAGCCAGCTCGCCGCAGATTCCCTCAAGATCGACCGTATGTGGATCTTCCGCGCTGATCTTCAGGTTCACCACATTGAAATATCGATTCTTACCATTTCGATTCTTGGCTACGAAATGGGCGAGCTTACGCTCCGCTGTTGAGAGAGAAATACTTTGACCAATTTTGATTTTGTTTAACATGGTCAAAAAGGCGGAAAATTTTTGAGGGGGGTATCGTAAACGAAGCCCACCCCAAAAGGGGGCGGTCGGTCGGCTCCGCCATGCTCTATTCTCCAGCCAAAAACAATCCTTTTATGTCATTAGCTTATCTAATCCAGTCTATTAGTCAGCCCGTCTTGTACAATCACTGTTATATTCACTCTTTCCCAGTTTCTCCCGTGACTTGAATTTCTGCGATTCGATCCGGCATCGATCCGAGTAAATTGATCGAAACGGACGCCGCTTCACCTTGTTCGGACCATCCGAACACAAGCGCCGACCGTTTGGCAACGCTGCCCAGAATAGTCTCTCTCACGCTTTCGTCCTTTATCCCGTCCAACGAATAACCTTCGATCCTTTCAAGCGTCGATGCCGCATCGGCTGCGAGTTTCGAACGGACTAGTGCGGAGAGGCTTTCTAGGGAAACTGTTTCTTTAGAGGAAACAGTGTTCCGCATCTCCTTCCTCACCTTGGGCAATCCTTCCCTTGAGGCTTTCGAAAGTAGAGTTGACTGATTCAATCCCAAGTCGCTTGAAATCGCTTTCCATGTTTTCCCCGCAAGGTAGAGGCTTTTGGCTTTCGTCCACTGTTCACTTGTCATGTCTAGTACCTTGCAACGCTAGGTAGCCTTTCGCAATCCCCGTTTCCAACCCCACGGGCTTTAACCAGGTTCCAAAAAAAAGTTTGGAAAAGTTTATTGACGCCTCGCCCCGCCCCGATCTATCGTCAACCCAATGAAAGAAAACCTACTCACCGCCGTCGCCGACAGCGTGGCAACCGGCCTTCCCGTTGACGTTGCCATTCCGGACGCCAACGTTGACGCTGCAATCGCCTTCCTACGCTCCCGTTTCATGGACGTTGATTGGGACGGTTTCCCCAATCGCGTCACTATCTTCGGAGATGACCAACGCATCGAAGGCGACGAAGACGCCGGACTTTGGGTTTTAAATCTGGTCATCCCTTCGACTGCCTTGGTAGCAACCTTCCGCAAGCCAAACGGTGAAACCGTCACCGATTCCCTATCTTATCACGAGCCAATGACCGACGCGTTGGATGCGGCCCGTGAAGATGCCCATCGATACGGATGGGCTTTCGTCTCCCTTCAAGCCGTCAACGCAATTTGAACCCATGAAACGCTCCACCCTCAAACGCATCATAATTGCAGCTGCAATCATCTCTCTCATCCTCATCCAAGCTTATCTAGAGTCTTCCCTAGGCTTCACTCCAAACCATTAATCCCATGACCAAAAACCTCCTATCTATCGACACAAACGCCAAGACCGTCAAAGGTCAGCGCAAAGGCTACCTGACCGGAATCCTCTACCTTGCGCCGGGAAAACTATCTGGCCTCATTAATGTCTGTCCCAATGCGTCCGTCGCTTGTGACAACCTTTGCCTATACTACGCCGGACGCGGCGCTTTTAACTCTGTTCAGCAAGCGCGTACAGCAAAAACTATTTTCTACGTCAAAGACCGTGAGGCCTTTCTTGCGACGCTGACCGAAAACGTGGCTTCGGTCATCCGAAAGGCCAAGGCAAAGCGCATGCATCCTGTCATCCGATTAAACGGGACATCCGATATCGGTTGGGAACGCTACACGGTCATCCAAGCGTTTAAAACGACCCGTTTTTACGACTACACCAAAAATTACGACCGCATGGTGTCGTTCCTAGATGGAAAACTTCCGTCGAATTACAGCCTGACCTTTTCCCGATCCGAAACCAACGAAACCCAATGCCTCGAGGTCTTGAAGCGTGGTGGCAACGTGGCGGTCGTTTTCCGAAAGTCTTTGCCGACGCATTGGAACGGATATCCGGTCATTAATGGCGACGAAAACGACCTCCGGTTTCTCGATCCTAAAGGCGTGGTCGTCGGCCTGACCGCGAAAGGTAAAGCAAAAACCGACACGACGGGATTCGTCGTCGGTTGACGGTCCGCTTCAATCTATTCGAAAGAGTAGGTTGACGCGTCTCTTCAATCAAAACATCCAATCCACTCAATCCAATGTTAAACCGATATCCTGGTCAGTGTGTCCAATGCCACGAATACGTTCCCTCAGGCTTAGGAACCGTCACAAAACGCAATCGCGCATGGCGCATAGACTGCAATGCATGCACCGGCCGCATGCCCGAAAACTCCGGCCTGGTTTGCGTCAAACTATCCTCCGGTTGGACAGGTACGCGCAATGCGCGCGGTCGTTGTGAAGATGCACCATGCTGCGGCTGCTGCTCTTTCTAAGTCTCAATCCACTCATCCAATCCAATGAAACTCGTTGAATTCCTACGCGCGCGCGCATTTGAAGAGCCGTTCCTGATGCATTCTGAAAAGTGGCAGTTCGTCACGATCAGACGCGCGGACGGAGCCGAAGACATCGGTGTTTATCGGTTCTCCACGGACCTTTGTTACGACTACGCAGACTTCCGCGCGCTGTTTAATCTCCAATAAATCATCCAATCCAATCCAATGAAAACCGTTGACGATAGAAACGAAGAGCAAAAGAAAACTCACATTTGGGCAATTGTTGCCAAGGACCGCGCCATGTCCTATTGGGGCGGTGCGACGGGCGGTGTCTCACGCTGCGCGTGGGCTGTTCCATTCGCAGATTTGGACAAGGTAGACAGATGGGTACGCGCGCGCAGCGACATGTCCCATGTGCGGCCGGTTGCGCTGTCAAATTACCGCGCGCCGAAAGGCACGGCGCATCTTCATATTTACGCGGTCGACCAGAATCATCCGGCGGTAAACCGTTGACCCATCCTCCGCGCGCCATGCCGCAAGCGTGACGCGAAAGGGTAGGCCAATCTATCCGTCAACCAATCCGAAGCATGAAAACAATCCATCAAATCATCCGCGAAATCCAATTCTTCGACCCTGCAATCCGCGCATTTGACGCGCACGACCTACCGCAATCCGTCCGCGCGTACCTGCACCATAACTACCGCATGGACGCGCGCCTGACGGACGAGGAGCAACAACTAGTCGAAACCTCTTTCGAACATTTCGCCGACAATCTGCGCGAATCATTTCAGGACGACCCAAGGCCTGACGCAACTCGCTTCTATCTTTTCGACGATCTTAGCCTGTACGTCAGAACCAATGCCGGACCAGAATTATGGGCCGACGCGCAAGTGTTCGTCGTGGAGCGAATCCTGCCAGCTATGCGCCTGACGCGCCTGGAGGCTGACTTGATGCGTGAAATCGGAATGGACGAGCAGGTGTCGGAGGTTCGCGACGACTTTTTCTCCTCCTTCGCGCATATCCTGCACCGCGACTGCGGCATCCCGCATTGCGACGCGCGGGAGCATTGGAACGCCTGGAGCCGCCAAGCTCCCGATTCGCTGACGGAGAAACTAGAACTGGGCGGCGGCGAATCAGGCCGCGCGGAAGGCATTCGTTTCGCGTCTGAGTACACCGTTAACGCCTGAAAACACCATGAAATCCCAATTCACCCCCGCCCCCTGGCTAATTCGATTCGAAGAGGATCGATTCGACTCGAAACTGTCTGTCCTTGAGGTCATCGATGGAAGCGATGCGTCATTGAATCATCCGCAGGGCGAACTTGTTCTTGCGCGAGTCAATGTCAGCGCGTTTGCGCCGCACATGGACGAACCGCTTGCCAACGCTCGCCTAATCGCCTCCGCCCCCGATCTTCTCTCCGCTCTCGAACGTCTCGCGCATCCAATGGCCGACGACGACGACCTGGACTACGCGCGCAAAATCATTGCCAAAGCGAAAGGCCAACAGTGAACCCCGATTCAAAAGACTTCAGGGCTGGCTTTGCTGTAGGCTTTATCCATGAGGACCTGCCGTCCCACTGGCGTGCGGAAAACGAGCGCAAGGCGTCAATGCCGCATGAGGACAACCATACGCGGGATTACTGGTCTGGCTATCTTCGCGGCATGGAGTTTCGAAAACTAGATGACGACAGCGGCGATTCGACCCGCTAAAAAACTCCCACGCGCGAACAAAACTATGCATCCCCTCCTTCTATCCGCCCTCATTCAGGTCGAATCCGGTGGAAACGATCAGGCCCGTGGCCGTCACGGCGAGCTTGGCGCGCTTCAGATCAAATCGATCATGGTTCGCGATGTGAACCGGATCATGGGGACGCACTACGCGCACCAGCAGGTAACCAACCGCGCCATCTCGATCTTCATCGCGGAAAGCTATTTCGCGCACTATGGCAAACACCTCAGCGACGAAAGTCTCGCTCGGATCTGGCAAGGTGGGCCAAAAGCCCTTAGAAGATCATCCACGCGCGCGTATGGAAAACGGGTCATGCGAAAGCTCCGCTCGATGGATGAATTCACTGAAAAGCCCACTTTCACCGCACGGTAAAACAACAGAAACCAATGAAACTAACCATTCAGTCCAAAACCAACGCCCAAACGATTGTCGATCTGTTCAACGCAATCATCACCGGCGAATGCGAAGCTCAGGGCGTCAAACCGCTCTCTATTTACGACGAGGACAAGCATATCTGCTCCATCACGGACGCGGACGGCAATCAAATCCTTGAGCTGATCATCGAACGCGAGCAGGGCGACAAGCTGGTTCAAACCGGCGAACCGGAGGATGCGCCGTGATTACCGGAACGAACGGACCCTACACTGGGTACGAAATCCAAATGATCGTCGAAAAGAAATATCGGGACGACTCGTTGAAGGCTCGGAATTTATCTTTGGCCGAGTTGCTGGAAAGGCTGGAATCTGTGCGTAAACGGAATTTGGACGCAATCGCTGGCGAGTCAGCCACACGCCTCGCGCATGTGTCCGCTGCATTATCCTGCCTTGAAGACGCGCTTTTCTACGTCCGCATGTATCGGTCAGCCGATAATACAGGCGAGGGCGAAAAGCGACGCCAGGAGCTGATCGACGACTCGGAAATGATCATCAACCTGATTCGCACCGGAGGACTCTACCCATGATCCGCAATCTATTCGCCCCGCCCCGCTTTAAGGTTCAAATCAGCGGCGCGATTGGCTGGAGCGATTTGAAGGAACGGGTCGTCCGTTTCGAAACGCTCGAATACGCGACGCGCAAGGAGGCGGAAACGACAGCGCGAGAACTGAACCCCGGCGAGTACACTCAGGGCCGCATCCGCGTCGTCCCGGTCGAAGTGCCGGAGGATTACGATGTGTATCCGGTCGTGGAGCGAGTGAGCGAAAAGCATTCAACATGAGTGATACATGGATACTTCCAAAGCAGTTACACACCTTGGCCTATGCGCTGGATACGGAGGCATTGAGCTTGGACTTAAACGAGCAATCCCAAGTCTGCGCTCAATCGCTCTTTGTGAGGTCGAAGCCTTTGCCATTGCGAACCTGGTTGCGAAAATGGAAGCGGGACAACTGGAGCCAGCACCTGTTTGGCCGAATCTTAAAACCTTCCCTTGGCAATCGTTTCGCGGATGCGTGGATATCCTCACTGGCGGCTACCCATGCCAGCCCTTTAGCGCGGCAGGAAAACGACAAGGAGCAGACGACCCGAGACATCTCTGGCCATACATCGCAAGAGGAATTCGGATTCTTCAGCCAAGACTCTGCTTCTTTGAGAACGTCGAAGGACATATCTCGCTGGGGTTGTCCGACGTCATCGAAGACCTGGCAGGAATGGGTTATCGAACGACGTGGGGCATATTCAGCGCGTCTGAATGCGGTGCGCCTCACCAACGCAAGCGGGTGTTCATCTTGGCCAACCGCATCGGCGCGGGATGGGAAGGATTCGCCGGGAGCATGGATGTATGCGGTGACGGATCGGAATCGGGAGGATCAGTTGGCCAGAAAGGTTTACGCGGTCGAGTTTGGCCGAGCCGTCCTAGCGGAGACAACCGATGCGAATGGGAACCACCCCGTGTCATCGACATATCGCCTGAATCCGAGATGGGTGGAGACATTGATGGGGATACCCGTTGGATGGGTTATGCCCACTGGGAATCCCTATCGGATTACGAGCGGCTATGCCACGCGCATGACAGCCGCATCGACGAACTTCGTCTCCTCGGAAACGGTGTCGTCCCAGCTACCGCCGAGTTAGCGTATCGAACTCTTGCGCGAGAACTTGTCGAAAATCACGGATAACTTTTCCGTTGGCCAATCTGAGCATCCAAAACCATGTCATTTCATCGAATCGATTCTAGCGCGGTCATGGGCGAAACCGTCCGTAGAGCCGCAAAACACCTTCCGAACGCTCTACGGGCCGTTTCCGCTCCATTAAACAGCATTCTCGAATGTCGATTGAGCGATACAAACGCGTTCCAACCCTTATTCCGAAACGGAAGCGGCACCGCCCTCAAAGGCGGGGAGCAAGCTTTCCGATTTCGGAATAAGCCTCTCCCCTTTTTTAGAAAGGGGAGGCTTATCTTTAGATGAGCTAGGTAGACCAAGGATAACCAAGAAATAGCCATTGGTAGATTTCCGTTGACAAGAGGACAAAGTAGAGTTATCCATTTTCCACCATGAGTTACCTTCCAAATGGTTCGACGCTAAGGGCGACGTTCCGAGAGATGCCGCCGAAGAGGCACAACCTGACCCTCGAAAAGTCGGAGTTACTGGCCTACATCGTCGAGACGATTGGCGGTGGTGTTGCCGAGGCGAACCGCGCGTTCAATTCGATGCGGAACGTGAAGAGTCAGGTCTTGGTCTTTGATCGGATCGAACGGGTCTGGCATGGTTGCGACTGGAAGCCGTCCGATGAGGAGGCGCAGAAGGATCTTGAATCGCGCAAGCTGTCGGATATCCGGCGGGAAATCGCCCAGCTTTGGAAGGCCATCAATGCCCTGCGTAAGGCGAGGCAGCGGGGAAGGAGGAGGCAGAAGGAGGAAAAGCAATCAGCCACAACTGAACCAGAAGCCTCTTCGGCAAATGATCTAGCCGCAGACCTAAAGGAAATTTTCGGAAACTAGTAAACCCTGACAACTATGGAAACAAACCAGCAATTCGTACCCATCGAAAAATTTGAGAAGCTCTCAAAATTCCTTGAGAAAATCTCCAATCGCCTCACCGAAATCGAAGCTGAGAACAAGAGAATCGTGGAGCAACTAGAATCCGGTGGTAACACCGACATCGACACCTGGGAAGGCTTCGGGCCGAAGCCAGAGCGTCAGCCGTTCAATCCGAACGCCGAAACGTACACCCTGGAACTCCGCAACGGCCCGTACACGATCCGACGCGACGACGGCGAATCCGACAAGGAATGGCAACGGCGCAAAGAACACCTCATGGACCAACGTGTCACGTTCCTCAATGGCAGCGGACAGAACGGAACACCGGAGCAGGTGGCCTACCTCCAAAGAATCGAGGCACGACTAGGCCGAAAAATTTTCCAATATCCTCTTGCAACGACTTGAGACAACTGCAACACTACGTCCGCAACAATGACCAATTTTCTGCAATCGGGAATAGTGCGCGAAGGAGAACTCGCGACGGGGTTTTTAATTGGATTTTTATCCCTGATTAAACACCCGATTGCAGTCGATTTTTGAATGAAAGTTTATACGGCCAAGGCCACAGCAGCGATGCTCCAAATCTGCACCGAGACGCTAAGGCGAATCGTTCGCAATGACGGCATCCAGCATAGGAGAATTGGCCGACGAATCCTTTTCACGGAAGCCGACATCGCGGCGATTCTTGAGAGTCGAGCAATGACCGGAGCTGTGAATCCGTACGCAAAGAAGACAAACAAACAACCGCAGATAGAGAACACAACCTATGAGCAACCAAGCAGCAACATTGACGGTAATCGCGCCTAGCCAGCCTCAACCGCTGGAGCAGCCGCAATCAGGAGCAGAGTTCTATTCCCAGGCATGCACGTCGCTGGACGCCGTGAAGCAGCTTGGCGAGTGGATGGCACACTCTGGACTCTTTGGTCTGACCAAACCGGAGCAAGGATTCGTTCTAGCTCTTGAGTGCATCGCCAGTCGCCAAACGCCGCTGACGTGGAAGAAGTCCAATCACGTCATCAATGGCCAGATAGCCATGAAGTCCGAGGCGATGCTGTCCGGATTGATGGATGCGGGTTGGGAAATTGATTGGGTGCAATTTGACTCTCAAGCGGCAATCGCTGATTTCTGCAAAGGTCAGAAGAAAGTCAGAATTTCATTCACCGCAGAAGACGCGAAGCTGGCCGGACTGCTTCCTGCGAAACCCGGCAGCGGATGGCAGAAGTTCCCGGCGGCGATGATGCGCGCACGTCTGGTGAGTCTTGCCACCAGGATGCTCGACCCTCGTATTACGCAAGGTCGATATTGCGTGGAAGAAGTGGCCGACTTCTCCGCCACCCCATCAACACCCGCTCAACCCACTCAAACGCGCCAGACAGTCAATGTGACGCCGGAATCAACCTTCTCGCTTGTAGAGAAACTGGAGCAGATTCTTGAGCCACATTCTGACATCGCCAATGCGTTCCTGCTCTCGAAGAACCTCATCAAGGAAGGTCAGAACTTCCGCGATGTCTCGACCAAGGTGGCCAACATGATCGTCTCCGATCCTGATGGCTTCATCGCCAAGGCCAAAGCGTTCTCAGCCCCGACAATCGAATGAGCATTCTAAACCGACACATCAATTACGACATGCCAGCCGAGAAGTATCACGCCGTTGACGCTCTCTCCAAAAGCATGATGTCCAAGATCCTTAAGTCACCGGCGCATTACAAAGCCGCGCTGGACGAGCATCAGGAGCCGAGCAAGGCTATGCAGCTTGGCACGGCGATTCATACCGCTGTTCTCGAACCGCATCTGTACTCGCAGGTTGTCGCCGTGATTCCTCCGGACATCGACGGTCGTACCAAGGAAGGCAAAGCGTGGAAGGAGCAGCACAAGTCACGCATTCACCTGACGCATGCCGAGGACATCGATGTGCAGGGAGTCGCGAACAGCGTTCGAAAGCATCCGTTCTGGGACATCATTCATCTCAACCACAAGATCGAAGCCAGCGTGTTTGCCGAGGACGAGGAAACCGGCATTCCCCTCAAAGCTCGCCCCGATCTTTGGGTCGAGGACCATACCCTGGTCGATGTGAAAACAACGGACGACGCATCGCCTGAAGCGTTCAGCCGCACAATCACCTCGTTCGGCTACCACATTCAAGCCGCTCACTATCTGGCGATGACCGGAGCAGAGTCTTTCATCTTCGTTGCTGTCGAACGCAAGGCTCCGTATGCCGTTGGCATCTACCGGCTCGACATCGAATGGCTTCAGGCCGGTGAGAACCTTCGTAGGAAGGCAATCTCAACGCTCCACGAATGCCGCGCACTGGACAGTTGGCCATCCTACCCAACGACGACCATCACACTTTCATGCCCAAAATGGGTGCTGAATAAATCGGAAAACTAAACCTAACAATTATGTTCAAAGTCAATCGTAAGGACGCCGGAGGCAGCTACATCAATGCTGAAGGCGAGTACACTGTCACCGTGATGAAGGTCGAGGAAACGCTCGACGCCAAGGGCCGCGAGGTCTGCAAGGTGACGTTCGCAACCGAAGACGGATCGAGCATCGCCGACCGTTTCATCAACCAGGAGAACGTCTGGTTCCGTGTGAACCAGCTTGTCGCCGCCACCAACCACAATGTGCCGGATGGAACCGAGGTGGACTTCCTCGGCAAGAAGGGAAGCTACGCCAACTTCCTCAAGTCGATGATCGGTCTTGAGCTTACAATCGTCGTTCGCGCTGAAGAGTACGACCTGAATGGCGAGAAGAAGAAGGCGTATCGCATCAAGGCGATGAAGCCTGCCGTGGCCACGGCCCCAGAAGAAAAGCCGTTCTAATCCAAAACAGGGAGGGGTGCGTATTCCCTGATAACGCACAACCAATTCTAACGCATCCAATTCGTATCCATGAAAGTCAAACTTGTAGCTATCACAAAACCCCTTGTCGGCGACGGGACAATGACCGCGTCCGATTTCATCACGTTCGCCGCCCGTGTCAGCAATCCGAGCAATCAGATGAGTCTGCTCACCGCTCCAAAACTACTGGCCTACTGCATCAGGCATGGCCATTGGAGCATCTTTGAACAGGCGAGCATGACGGTCGAGATTCAGACGAGTCGTGCTATCTCCGCCCAGATCATTCGCCATCGCAGCTTCTGCTTCCAAGAGTTCAGCCAGCGATATGCACCGACCGATACTGCCGAGCTGGTTGAGCTTCGCACCCAGGACCGTGTTAATCGCCAGGGAAGCGGAGAGGTTTATCCGCAAGAGTGGGCCAACGAAGTTGTCGCCAAGTCGGTCGATTTGGCTTTCAGGACATATCGAACGCTGATCAATGAGGGTGTGAGCCGAGAGACTGCTCGGATGGTTCTTCCGCTCTGCACTCACACGACACTCTACATGACCGGCAACATCCGCTCATGGATTCATTACTTCGAACAGCGTTGCGCCAAGGGTACGCAGAAGGAGCATCGCGACATCGCCGAGGCTATCCGCGACACGATTTTCGCTGTCGAATTCCCGCACATTCACAACGCATTGCAGGAGGCGAAATGAGCGAAAACCAGTCAGAGACTGTGCGTCTCACGTTCAAAGGACTGCTGTCCATCTACCTTCCTGAGAAGACGATGATGGAGGTCTACAACGCAACCGAACTGTGCTGCCGAAGGAACAACTGGGGCATCGCAATCGACGAGAGCAACCGGCTGGATTTTGTTCCGATGGTGAAAGTGGAGGAATCGAAATGAGCGACACCCCAATATCAGACAGCACTCCGCACAACGTAGCCGATCTTGGCATGCTGTGCAGGAGGATCGAACGCGAACTCCATGCGGCAAACTCAATCATCCGTCAGCAGCAATTGTTGGATGAGGAGAACCTGCGGTTAAAAGAGCGCATCAAGCGGCTGGATGAGTTGTTGTGGTTGAGTCAGCCAGTTTGCGAAGCCAAGGAGGCCAAGCCGTGAGCGATTGGATATTAAATCCAGAATGGGAACACGCACAGTTTGTGTCGATTTCTGAACTTAGAGAATGTGAGAGGAAACTGAAAGCATCCGATGAAAATGTCAGACAACTGAAGATTATCATCAGCAGAGCATCAACCGCTTTCTTCTGTGATGGATCAGACGGTCAGGTTGCATCGAGAATGTGGACGATACTAGAGGAGGCTAGGAAACCAACGCTATCTGATGAGAAGGAGGCCAAGCCGTGAGCCATATTGTCGATGCCCATGTGGCCTACTGCAAAACGATAAGCGAACTTGATCGGGACAAATCAGAGCTTCGTGAACGTATTAAGCGGCTGGAGACTGCTGGCAATGAACTCCGCAACTGCGCCTCATACATCGGAACAGTTGCGTCTGGAGAAGGTTCAGTAATTC